CAATTAACGATACTCTCTCAATAAACCTCTTAATTTGAATCATTAGATATTTATCAAGTCTTTAGCTTCATCCTCAGTTTTAAACGGACCCACATAGTCATAACGCTGAATAAAGATATATTTAGGACAAAATTCTATAGTAGGTTCACTTCCCTGACTAACAATATACCACCCTGCGGCATAATAACACTTACTTTTCAGTGTCTTTGTAAACAAGTGAATCTTACGTTTGATATCTAAGATAGAATTATATACCTTTTTGGTTGTCGGGTATTCACTGAAAGGAATATCCTGCTTAACTTTTTCTTTCTTAACCTTCTGGAACTCAATTTTGGTTTGCTTCTCAATAGCATTTGTATTTTTAAAATGAGTTTTGTTACCATTCAGTTTAACTTCAAAGCCAGAACCATCTGCTAATACATTACCTACTTTTTCGTTTCCGTCTGTTACTATCCAGAACTGGTTCTGTACTACCGGTTTTGCAATTAGTATTTTATCAGTCATAATTTTTTTCTTTTCTTTGTTGAAATCTCGTCATCAAAATTAGTTAATCTTGTTACGCCCTTATGTGTACATACTAACACATTTGTGTATCTATTGTCAATCTTTAATGGTAAATCTAGATGGATATGTAGTTCGGGTCCACGCTGTTCACTTATAACAGTATCATTACCCACACTACCAATCCATCTGATTTTTCCGTGCATTCCGGTTACCCTAGCCATAAACTCATATTTGGGCTTGTACCGATGTTTCTCAAAGTAATCAGCTAGGTTCATGTTGATCCTTAGTTAATTCACAAACTAAAAGAAAATGTTCGAATGCTTTTTTAGCGGCTGGATTTGACATCAATTTATTTGCTTCTTCCATCATAGCCTTTACACCTGCTTCCGCAATGTCTCGGGTGCTTGCACCTTGCAATGTGCAAAGGTCTTCACCAAACTCTTTAGCCAATTTCTGCCAAGCCTTAAGTTGACTTTTAGTAAGTGGTGTTCGTTGTGGACTTAGTTCGCTTGCTTTGCGAATAGCACTGCTAATAGCATCCTCGGCCACACGCCCTGCGGCAATCATAGCCGCATAGTTGGGATCGATGTTGTAGCGCCGACTTTGCCCGCCGGGATAGCACATCACAATGTGATTGCCTTTGGGAAAAGCATCCATCATGGTTTGGTCGTATTCGTACACTGGTTTGTACCTACGACCTACCTTTTCATAAAAGATTTTTTTCATAATTGAAACTTTTTCAAGTAAGTTTTGGCTGTAGACAAATCCTTTATTGCATCATAATCAATCATTTCAATGAGCAACAACATTTTAAGACGATGCGCCATTAAACGTTTTTTACGACTAAGGCTCATTAACCAATCTTCCATATCTTCAGATGATTGAATACTCCACATTACTTCAAGCATTTTAGCTTCTGTTGAGGTTAATCCATTGATAATGTATTCTCGTCCTTCATCATTCATATTATTCTCCTACTTGTGGATTTTAGTCCAAGCAATATAACCACCGTTGGTGTCACTCCAGGGGCAATATCGTTCCCACAGTGCTGTGGCCTCAGCACCTGCATTGGCTTTCATGGCCTGATCTAGAGCGGGTCTAGTAATATATCCTGCATGACTCCAGTCATGATTTTTCAACAATGTTTCAAGTTCGTTCATTCTCCAACTCCGAAATGTTCTCTAATCAAATCGCCCTGTGTCCCACCACCTTCAGCAAGTATCCAATCAACTTTGCCAGCACACTCCTGTACAATCAACTCGGCAAACTTTTCGTAAACTTGTTGACTGATTCCTTTTATATCTTCCACTGAACAATTTTTAAGATCAATTGGTTCATTCCACGCCGCATTCCGGGCTTGTAGATAAAGTTCTTTAATTCGTTTGTTCATTTTTGGCACCTAACAAGATGTGAGAACATGGTCTTGCCGTTTTTTTGGGTGTAGGTAAACCGCAAAAAGCATCGTGGGCATGTGACCTTTATTGTATGTGTCATTCTTCAACTCCGAAATGTTTCATAAGAGCCTGATATCCGTTTGGACTAGCAGTGGCTTTACTAACAACATCAATACATTCTTTCACAATCAACTTCATCAGCCGTTCAATGGCTTCTTGTTCATATGTACCCAACTCATCCCAACAACCTTGTGCTGTTAGTCCTGCTCGGTATAATAGGTCATCAAATTGTTTGTTCATTTTTGTTTTTGTTGTGAATAATAGTAATAACAGTAAGCACGATTTGTGTCCCAATCTCCGGCCATACCACCCAAGTGTTGCAAAGCCCATCGGGCCCGATCTTCTGCTTCATTCATTCTAGCAAGCCATGGACTCGTTTTTTGAGAACGAACATATTGCATTAAATAACACTTAGTTTGTTCCAGTGCGTTCATACTAAACTACCTTCATAGGGCGCATTCAACCATTTTGCATAAGTCTCTACTTGTTCACTAATCTTAGTCAAATCATACTTACCACAGAATCTCATAAAGTGAATACCAACTTGAGGAGTAGTAGTTGTACGCACACCCTCACGAATACTAGTATCAACCTTATCTTTGATTTCTTGCGGTTGTGCAGTCAAATCAATTAGTATACGATTACGTTCATAATCTTCACGTACACGATGTTCAACATCATTATGGTCAGACCAACGCTGTAACATTAGATTGTTCCAAGAAAATCCCTGCTTCACTCTATCAGAGTATGCTTCAACTAGTCCAACTTTATTCTTGCTACCTTTCTCACGTACACCGGGATAAGCACTGAATACATTGTCAGTGCCGTCACCACGCATACATTTTTTGAATAGCAAATATTGTGGATCTTCTAGTAGTTTGGGTTCTTTAGTTTTTTTATCAATGACGGGCTTGCCGTTTTCTTTCAAGAAACCATTGATAGTGATAAGTTCGTTAGTGATTCCATTATATCTTACCACTCGCTCAGTTATGAGTTGGTCGTAATCCGTGTCGCTTGAGATGATAAAATGTTCATCCATGGGATGTAAATGCACAAATCTTGCGATGATATCATCCGCCTCAGCCTCTGGATGACGAAGGACACTAGTGTTGGTCTTCTCACGCATATGCGTTGTGAAGGCCTCATACGTTTGCCAAAACATTTTATTTTCTTCAATCTCTGCTTCTGTTTGTGATAGTGTATCAACGATGCGATTTTTCTTATATGGCTCGTAGAATGATTTACGCCAGCTTTTACCCTCGAGGCAGACCACTACGTGATCCACATTAAACTTACGAACGATTTGATTAATACTTGCTAAAGTCAAGTGCAAGGCCATTCCAACCTTCTCATCCAGATCAGTATTGCGTGATGCAACATGCCGGGCCCTGAAGAAAATGTTAGCTGTATCCAGTAGTGCGTATTTCATGTTAGTAAAGTCTGTTAAGTTGTGTCTATTATATACTACTATTTAGTTTTTGTCAAAGGTGCAGTTGCCCGTTTTTATTACGGGCAACCTCACAATTATTTACGTTTTCTGCTAACCTTCACTTCCTCTAGAAAGTAATCAGGATTAGAATTGATGTTATCAAACAAGTTGGGATGATTGATTGTATATGGAAGAAACTTTGATTTAACCTTTCTGATTGTATCATACGGGTTATTAACAATTCTATCAGCAACCATGTCTTCCAAATCTTTCAAGTTAATACCCCATTTAGGATCTAACCATTCAAGTTTTTCGTTACTGAGTTCCAATCTATGTTCAGACCATTGCTTTTTGACATATCGTTCTAATGCTTTAATTTGATGAATATCACCATAGTAAAGATTAATGAACTGTTGAGCCGCCGCCGCATGATTAGAATATTCTAACAAACGGTCGACAGGTTGATCCCTGAGTGTGATACCATAGCCAAGCACAAGAGTTTGTGCTTGAACTATGTTATAGAACCACCCGTAATTAGATAGTGTAGTTTCCGACATTCTGACGAATATTCAAAGGAAGACTATCGTAAATGTCGTGACGAACACCGGGAGATGGTTCGTATGTGAACATACTTACGTCAGTAGGAACTAGATGACTACCGCCTAACTTCTTGTACATTTTCAGTACAAGCGCCAAAGCACAGTTGAATGGGGGAGCCTTAGTATCCTTGCCTTGAATCTTCATCCAAGTTTTGTACGATTCAGTAGTAATACTACGCAACTCAGGAAAATCAACAAAGAATGTTTTAACGATAGCATGAATATCGTTCATAAATGTTTCAAACGCTTTGCCCTTCATTGGAACATTGCCATTCAACAAACCAATGTACAGATTTCCATAGAAACCAAAAGCCGCTGAATCCACCTCGTTACCATGCCAGTACTTGTTGTTCATTGAAATGATGAATTTAAATTCATCCATGTCATTATCACTATAACTAGACAGTGCTTTGATGTGAGTCAATGTACCTGCACGACCTGCATGTGCGTGATTGGGTGCCATTGGAATAGTATCTTCACTTTCGCAATGAGATTGTTTCGTTGCGGCAAGTTTATACTTGTCGTTAGGACCATTATCACCATACAAACGATAGCTACGCACGTGAACACGATGATAGTCGAATTCATCCCAAGGCTTAGAACCTTCACCGTTACGATAGAGACCAGCCAACAAAGCAAAACTTTCTTGGTCAGTATCTACTACCCAGCATGGGTATTCAAAGTCAAGCCAATCTTTAGGAACGTTATCCCAAATACCTTCTTTTGCAAATGATCCAACCACGCTTAATGTGTGCATACTATCGATAACCAATAGTTGATTAGTACCCTTCAAGCGCACGATAAAGATAGGACTGAGTAAGCGAGGATCAAACCCACCACTAATCTTAGCGCAATGTGGCTTATCTAACAGACGTTGAACTTCCTCAGGGATAATAAGAGAACGCAGTTTGTGATTCTCAAATTTAGGAATGTCCTCAATCTTAAATTGAATGTTGTTTGCCTTCAAAAACGCAATGACGTTTTGAAACTTCTTGTAACCCGAAAGTTCAGAAGTCAAATCTTCGACGGATTTATTGATTAGTTGCTTTTTAGTTTTTGATAAGACATTATCTAGTTTACTAATGTCTACCTTTTGACGGTTTGCCCGCCATACTAGTTTTGTTTTCCCGGATGCAAGCGCAGATACTACCGCGGCAGCTTGACCATTCAATGCTACTACGGAAGTTTTCTTAGCGGTTGCTTTTGCTGTTGTCTTTTCGACGGTCGCTTTTGCTGTTGCCATTTTAGTTTCCTTTAAATTGTAAAATATTGATGAACATTATTGCTCATCAATACGTGTATTATACACTAGGATACTATTAAATGTCAACTTTTTGGGTAAATTAGCTTACCTCAGTGCGGCCATCACCGAGATCCTTAGCACGGACCACACGCATTTCACTAGCCATTGTACGATTCTCAGGATCGGCCTGCTGTTGCTCATAGAGTT